ATTTAAAGGAGTATTCTAATGGCTGGTAAAAAATACAAAGGCCCTCTTCCAAAGCCAAAGCCGAAGATGACCCCCATTGAGAAATTTACTGGCAAACGTAGTGTTAACAAGCCCCTTTCAGAAGAAGAAAAAAAGTATATTGGTGACAAAATGGCTGGGAAGGTTGTTGAAAAGATGAAAAAAGGCGGCGCGGCTGTTCCATCTGAGTTCAAGGGCTTTTCTAAGTTGCCAGAGGCAGTGCAAGTAAAAATGGATCCTGTTGCGGCTAAAAAATATAACGGCGGCGGAGAAGTTCGCGGCATGGGCAGGGCTTATATGGGTGTGTCCAGAAAAGCTAAGATAAGGTGATGTTATTGGATTTTGGTGTTATAGTACGAGAGAGGCTGGCTTATGGCTATGCGGTCATGCTTGATGCCCTTCTCGTGACTGCGCCGAAGTCAGCCTCACCTACGGAGAGCATTCATGGATAAAGATGGCATCTTTGGTGCATTTACAGATCCTACCATGAGCAGCCAGATGTTTGATGCTCTTGCTGATAAAACAGATATGTTCAATGACCCTATGGGGAGTGAGACTTTAGGCGCAGTAAACCGCGCTATTGTTGGCACTCCTATTGACGCTGTTGATCTTATGGGTCGCGTTGGTGAAACAGCTTTGCGTGGTGCGGCAAAGGCTGGCGAGGGAATTATAGGTGCGCTTGGATCTGACGAGGGAATGGCGAAGCGGTTTGGGAGAGACATTTATGGTCTTGGTATTGCTGCATCTACTCTTGCTCCGATGGTTGGGCCTCGTCGACGAGGCAAGTCAAATAAGGCGCTTGTCCTTGAGGCGCAAAAAGACAAGGTGAAATCCCCAGTTGTAAAGCAGAAGCTTGATGAGGATATGGAGTTTGAGGCTATTGATGATGCCTTGAAGGATGCCAACTTAGACCTTGATGAGACTTTAAGCGTTCAATCTAACTTTAATGCAACAGAGCGAACATTAAGCACTGACGATTTTAGCGACATTTTACAGAACGAGTTTGCTATAGCCAGAGACTCTGGCAAGTCTCGTGGGGAAGCTATGGCTGATGCTATGCGGAACACAGAAAAAGCCATGTCTGACATGAACATGATGGACGTTGTTATTGACCGTCCTATTCAAGATAAGATTTTTAAACGCCTTGATGAAGATTATGAATTTGGTGTGAGTAAGGCTGTTAAACGCCGTGAAGAAGCGGCTGCTAATCAGGCAGCTTTGCGTTCTCAAGCAAATCAAGCTAGAATGGCAAATCAACCGCGTGTTAGCGTTGAAGACGCTGTTAGGCAGCAACAGGAATTAATTAATTTTGGCATACCAGAGCCAACAACACAAAAACCAACGCTTGTGACTATTCAAGGCGGAAAGGACTAAATATGGCTGTCGAAAAAGGAATAGGCGCTGGAGTTGGTAATCCAGAGATGACCGCTCAAGAGCAAGCTGAAATTGATGTCATAGAGTTTCCAGCCCAGCCAGGTATTATGGAAATGGATGACGGTTCTGCTATTGTTGGTGAAATCGTTGAAGTGATGGATATTGCTCAAGACGTTCCTTTTGATGCAAACCTAGCTGACTATGTAGATGAGGGCGATCTGGGTGTTATTGCTTCTGATCTGTCTGGAGACATTGAGGATGACATGTCTTCTCGCCAAGATTGGGAAGACACATACAAGCGTGGTATTGAGCTTCTGGGTATGAACTACGAGGAGCGTAGCCAGCCATTTGAGGGTGCAACTGGAGTTGTTCACCCGCTTCTTGCCGAGTCTGTAACACAGTTTCAAGCGCAAGCTTACCGTGAGATGTTGCCGTCTGGCGGTCCTGTTCGCACACAGACTATGGGTGCAGAAACACCAGAGCTTGTTGCTCAAGCTCAACGTGTTAAAGACTACATGAATTATATGATTACATACGAGATGGAAGAGTATGATCCTGAAACAGATCAGATGCTATTCTATCTACCGATTGTTGGCTCAACATTTAAGAAGGCTTATGTTGACCCTATTCTTCAAAGAGCGGTTAGCAAATTTGTACATGCGGAGGATCTTGTTGTTCCTTATGGAGCGACTGATCTTCTTACTACACCGCGTATTACGCATATTATTCGCATGGATAAGAACGAAGTCCTGAAGCTACAGCTTGCAGGTTTCTACAAAGATATTGATTTACCTAGCGGATCTTCTAGTGCTGAAGACTTTAGTGGCGTAAAAGAAGCTATTGATGAGGCACAAGGCGTACAATTATCCGGCTCTGGATCTGAAGAACTGGTTATTCATGAAGTCCATACATCTTTAGACTTGGCTGGCTTTGAAGATGTGGACATGGAGGGTGAGCCTACTGGCCTGAAGATACCATATGTAGTTACTATCCTAGAGGCCACCAGCGAGATATTGGCTATTCGCAGGAATTACAACGAAATGGATCCGCTGATGCGTAGGCAGCAGTATTTCGTGCATTACAAGTTTTTACCCGGTCTGGGTTTTTATGGATTTGGCCTTACACACATGATTGGCGGTCCGTCTCAGGCATCTACAAGCATTTTACGTCAGTTAATTGATGCTGGTACGTTATCTAACCTACCTGCTGGCTTTAAAGCCCGTGGCGCTCGTATTCGTGACGAAGATGAACCACTACGCCCCGGCGAGTTCCGCGATATAGACTCCGCTGGCATGGATATACGTCAATCCATCATGACATTGCCGTTTAAAGAGCCTTCACAGACCCTGTATAGCCTCTTGGGAGGGCTTGTAGAGGCTGGTAGGCGGTTTGCGTCTATGGCAGACATGAAAATAGGCGAAATGGGCGGAGAAACGCCTGTAGGGACTACAATGGCGATTATGGAGCGTGGCACGAAAGTAATGTCTGCCATCCATAAGCGTCTTCATTACGCACAAAAGCAGGAATTTAAGATTTTAGCCAATATATTCGCTAAAAACATGGCTCCTGTTTATCCATATGCAACTCCGGGCGCACCGCCAGAGATCAAGCAGATGGATTTTGATGACCGTATTGATGTTTTGCCCGTTTCTGACCCGAATATCTTCTCAATGTCGCAGCGTATTGCTTTGGCACAGACAGAATTACAGTTAGTTCAGTCTAATCCAGAGATACATGGCGCAGAACAGGGTTTATATCAGGCATACAGGAAGATGTACGAGGCTCTTGGCGTTACTAATATTGATGCTATCTTGCCCATTCCGCCACAGCCACAGCCAGCTAACCCAGCCAAGGAAAACCAAGAGGCTATGCGTGGTCGACGGCTGCAGGCGTTCCCCGATCAGAACCATGAGGCTCATATTGAGGCTCACCTTGCTATTTTATCAACACCTGTTGCTCAAGCAAACGCAACAATCGTTATGACCCTGCAAGGTCACATTCAGGAACACATTGGTCTGATGGCTGAGATGCAAGCGCAAATTGAAGTCATGTCACAGCTTGATCCAGAGGCTCAAATGGTTCTTCAACAGAACCCACAGATGGCTCAACAGCTTCAGGGCGAGATAGCCAACAAAGCTGCTGAACTTATTGGTGAGTTAACCGAGCAGTATGCACAAGCTGTTGCACCTGCCGATTCAGCCCAGTCAGATCCTCTTGTTCAGATCAGACAGCAGGAATTGTCCCTGAGAGGCGCAGAAATTCAGGAAAAGGCTCGACAGTTTGAAGAAAGACAAGAGCTTGAGAAGCAAAAAGAGCGCAATGATGTTTTGTTAGCTCAACAAAGGCTTGATTTGACTGAAGAGGCTACTTCGGAGAAGACCCGTGTAGCTGAAGAGAGGATCCAGACCCAGCGAGATATTGCTGCGGCAAACTTACAAAGGAAAATGTGATGTCTGCAAGTTCTGTACGTTCAAAGTTTATGGAAGTCGAAAAAGAAAAAAAGCGTCAAAGAAGACTGGCAGAGGATGGAATTGTGCCAGCCCCTGTAAAAAAAGAAGCCCCAGTTGTTGTCGAGCCTGTCAGGGCTAGAAACGAAGACGGCACACTACAAGCTGATGATAAATCAACTCCTGATGTGAATGAGGCTTGGGTAGGTGGCATTGCTCCTAAGAAAAAATCAACATCTAAAAAGAAAAAGTCATGACAGATAAAACACCTCCCTTGAAAGATGTTTTAGCTGGCCTTTCAAAAGAGCAGCTAAGAATAATGATGGAGGCTATAGAGGCGGGTAAGAAAGGCTTTAAGTATGATACGAAAACTGGTCAACGCGATTTTGGATTTAATCAAGGCGGTGAGGTCTGTCGTGGGCAAGGCCGTGTCTCGCGTAAAAGAAAGTTTAAAACGTACTAATGGCTAAACAGCTTTCAGAAAACTCTAGGTTCGCACAGTTTGACTTAGACAATGATGGAACTGTGACTGATGAAGAAATAGCTCACGCAAAGGACATGCTTGAGCTAGAGCTTCGTGAAGAAAAGGCTGATGCACAAAAGCGTATGGCTTGGGTGGCTGTGGTTAGCATGGTTAGTTTTGCTTTGTTGCCATTGGTGCCAATGATACCAGAGAGCAGGTTACAATTTTTAGCTCGTTTGAGTGATATGTTGTTTTTAAGCCAAGCATCTATCGTGGGGTTTTCTTTTGGCGCACAGGCGTATATGGCGAAAAAATAATGTACCAAGCGATAGTTATTGCTTGCATGATAGCGGATCCAACTATCTGCGTGAAATTTGAAGGGCAACAATGGTTTGATTTGGAAAGACGATGCAAGTCTCGCGCTTTAAATATGGCTGGAGATGTGCATGTATATTACAAGGGTTACAAGCCTGTTTCTTGGAATTGCAGGTTTTTACCTGGTGGGGTTCTAACAAAGTGAAGGGTGCGGCACGATGTACTAATACAAAATCAAAGAAGTAATTAAGGTGGTTGATGGGGATACCATTGACATACTTATAGATCTTGGCTTTGACCTCACCAAAAAAGAACGTGTTAGATTGGCTGGTATTGATACACCAGAATGCAGAACCAAAGATTTAGAAGAAAAAGAACTTGGTCTTGAGGCCAAGGAGTTTTTAAAGCGCCGTCTTTTAGACTGTGAAAAACTGTGGGTGGCTACTGAAAAAGATGGCAAATATGGGCGCATGCTTGGAACTATCTGGTGCGGTGTAACGAATATAAACGAAGAAATGGTCAGTCGTGGCTATGCGTGGGAGTATGACGGCGGTAAAAAAGAAAAGAACCTAGATGATCTTAGAACCATTAGGGGAATTATATAACGAATGTTTAATATTCACCACACGACTGAAGTGGCTTATGTCCTTGTGATTACTATGTGGGGGAATACTGGAATTGTCTGGGAGTACATTGGAAATCAAATTGTTTTGCAGCAAAAAATGACAGAGGCGCAGTGCGAGTATCTAATTGATGAGGAAATGTGGGAAGCAACATATCAAAATAAATATTTTCGCATGATGGCGCATTGCTTTCCAGAAGATTGTGCAGGGAAGAAAAGTTGTGAGTGAAGAAAAGAAAAAACCTGTTGAGCTTAATGTTGGACAAAATAGCTTTGAGCTAGTTCTTAGGATACTGGGCAATGAATTTGTAGCCATCAAGATTGGTTCAACGAACTTCTCTGGAAAGCTAATAGCTGGTTCAGTTTTACTACTTTTCTTTACTTTCATAATGCTTGAAGTGTTTGGGTTGTCAAAGGTTATGGGTGTTGAATAGTGGCAACCAAGATAAATGAAAACACCGAACTGTCTATGCCAATTCGCAATCTTATGGCAATGGTTGTAGGGGCAGCCATTGGGACATGGGCATATTTTGGGATCATTGAACGCTTAAATACTATTGAAAATAAATTTATATTGATGGAGGCTGATCTAGGTCAAAACACAGAGTTTCGCATTAAGTGGCCTCGCGGCGATATGGGCAGTCTGCCAGCAGATAGCGAACAGTATATGTTAATTGAGCATCTAGCAGAGCAGCTTTCCAAGCTCCAAGAGCAAATAGATGAAGGCCGCGCACCGCATGATCAGCAACAAAAACTGACATTAGACTTTTATGAAAAGCGGATTACAAACATTGAGAGCCAAATAGAAAAGATGCGTAATGGAACCAATCATAATTAAAACCATGACATTGATTTTATATATGAGCGGAGATGTTTCAGAACATACCGCTTATGAGAAGATTTCTAAATGTTTGAAAGCCAAGCGTACCATAGAGCGTAACCTATATAAAAAAACTACATCTGTTAGATACTCATGCGAGAACAAAACAGTTGAGGTTTCAAAAAATGCAGACGGCACAAATTACATTGTGAGGATCATAGAATGATACAAGCTCTCTTAGGACCATTAGGTAATCTTGCCTCAACTTGGCTTGAGGGTAAGGTTGAAACCAAGAAAGCGGAGGCAGGTGCAAAGGTTGCAAAAGCCAAGGCTGAAGCTGTCATTATGGAGAAAAAAGCTACAGGCGAGATCGACTGGGATCTTAAAATGGCTGATGCATCCGCAAATAGCTGGAAAGACGAATGGCTTACAATTTTGTTTTCTGTCCCATTAATCTTGGCATTCTGTGGAGAATGGGGTAGACAGATAGTAACGGATGGGTTTACAGCGTTGAACGCCATGCCGGAGTATTACAGATATACGCTTGGGATTATCGTAAGCGCAAGCTTCGGAACACGAGCGGCAACAAAGTTTTTTGGTAAGAAATAATGGACGCAATTACACTTGCGGAGTATTTATTAAAGAACATACGTCAAGATAAGGCTGATTACACACAGCGTCTTGCGGATGGTGCGATAGAGGATCATTCCGACTATCGGTTCATGGTGGGGCAAATACGCGGCTTGACCCAATGTGAGGAGCATATAAAGACCGCGATGAAAGGCATAGAGCTAGAAGATGGCTAAAAAACTATTTGTACCAGATAGGTACGCTAATAAACAGAAAACAAAACCCCCAGTTTCAGAAGTACCAAAAGCAATAGCAAAGGGTTTTGAGTCTCCAGAAGAAAACAAAAAAAATACAGAAGATCCATCAAGCATGGGAGCTTCTGCTATTGATAGGCTGCCTAATCCTGTAGGTTATAGGCTCCTTGTTATTCCTTATTACATGAAACAGAAAACCGCTGGGGGTATTATTATCCCTGAAACTGTTCGTGAGCGTGAAAATCATGCAACAGTTGCTGCTTATGTTGTGAAAGTTGGCCCAGACGCTTATTGCGATGCCAATAAATTCCCAACAGGAGCATGGTGTGATGAGAAATCATGGGTATTAATGGGAAGATATGCTGGAAATAGATTTAAAGTGGACGGTTTAGAGGTTAGACTCATAAATGACGATAATGTTATAGCCACAATACTTGACCCCGCTGATATTTCTTATGTATAGTGCAAATAGGAGCTTGTAATGAGTGCTAATGAATTAATGGAAAATGAAACTGAACAAGAGAACATCTCTTTTGAGGTAGAGGACGAGCAATCGCAAGTTCCTGTTTCAGAAGAGGTTGTGGCATCAGCAGATGATTCTGAAGAAAAAACCAGTACAATTGTACAGGAAGATGATTCTTCAGAACTTGAAAATTATAGCGAAAATGTTCAGAAACGAATCAATCAGTTAACTGCAAAGCGTAAACAGGCCATTGAAGAGGCGGAAGCCGCTTATGGTTACGCACAGTCTTTGCAACAACAAAACGAAGAGATGAAACAACGACTAGCTCAATTAGATCAGGGATATATCGCAGAATATGATGGACGTGTTGAATGCTAAGCTGGACACTCTAAAAAAATGATTGCAGAAGAAAATACCAACTGAGCAAGGGAAACCGGGGCGGCAGCACGAG